CCAAAGTCTTGTGATTATAGACCCGGTTTCCAACATCCTTAGATTTGTGGCCCATAATCAAATCAATACATTTCCGGTTTGCTTTAGCGCTATCCAACAGCGATTCTAAGGTGTGCCGGCACTCATGGGGTGTTTTTTGAATTCCAAAAGATTCCATGATGCCTTTCCAAATTTCCCGGTACTTGCTTTCAGAACACTTCTTCCCATTATAGCTGATCAGATATTCACCCGGTTCAGTCATGCGTTGTTCTATGTAAGGTCGAATGAGAGAATGAATAGGAACCACTCTTTGTTTTCCAGCTTTTGTTTTAACGCCACCAAACATAGTCCCGGCATTAAGATCAACATCTGCTTTCTTCAATGTTAAAAGTTCAGTGATCCGCCAGCCCGAATAGATGAAGATTAAAAGAGTATCAACCCAAGGTTCATCGGCATGCATCCAAATGGTTTTGATGTCTTCATCACTGAAGCGATCACGGGTTGTTTCCGGGATGGGATCAGAGGTCAGCAAGTCAGAATAACAACGGGTAATTATATCCAGTTCAAGTGCGAACCGGTCAAGATGGCCCCAAAGGTTCTTAATTGACGCTTGGGTACTGTACCCCCTTCCACAACCATCAATGGCATCTTGCATTTGATATGAGCGAATTTTTTTATACGGGATGTTCACCAGCTTTGAACAATGTTTGAAAGCTGAAAACAGGGAAGCACGGTTGGAATCTCCCAGCTTCGGAGCTTTCTTTTCTTTCCATAAGTCAAACAGCCCTTGAAGGGTGATTTTGGCCTTGTCCACATCCCATGGATCACGGTTGTATTCGGCCAACATGATATTCCCTTCTTCACGGGTGGAGGTATAGCCGATAATATCAAAGAGCGGATAGCCACGATCATCATATCCATACACGCCGCTTCTGACCATAAACGGCCTTCGCCGGTTGCCGGATAGCTTCACAACAGATCCATACTTATTGGGATTCCTCAACTTTTTACGCCCCCTTTCGGGGAACGCTTATTGTTCTTACCTACCGGGTAAATCGCTGTGAGCTTTCCAAATTTTAACCCTTTCAAATTTCTCATTTTTCGCATTATATCACCTGTCCTCTTAGGGAAAATAGGTATGGCAAAGCTAAACCCCATGTGATATAATGTTCAATGGTGGTTGAAACATTAACTTCAAAAGGGTTTTGTTTCGCCTGACCGCTTCCGGTGTGCTACCACCGGGGGCGGTCTTTTTTTTTTGCTTATCTGAAGCACATCTGTAACGCTGAAAAACATTGAAGAAACTGAAGTTTCTTCAATCTTGTAACCGATAACAGATACCTTTATATTTTTGAAATTTGAATTAAAAAAATATAAGAAAGAGTATTAAAAGAAAATACCCCCACTGATCTGTTATCTGTTGCACAACTCTTTGAGCTTCCGGTGTTTTCATGGTTTAGGAGCGTTACACATTAATCATGCTATCCAGTGTTTGGGCGGCATTCAGGGGCGGATTACTGATGCTTACGGTGGTTTTCACACCTTGAAAATCCAAATCAATATAGAGCATAGGCACACCACCGGTTGTTTTTGTTTCCTGTTTTGCGGTAGAAGCCCCAACAATGGCCCCACCAACACCGAACAAAGCACCACCAACTACGGCCCGTGTGATGCCGCCTTTGGTTTTGGTTACGGTTTTTTCTCCAACCTTTTCAATCCGGTATTCTTCAATTTCAGAGAAAGAGAATACTATGGGTTCTTGTTTTTGCTTCTTTTGCCCGGATATGTAGGCCCATTCATGTTCCATATCCACAAATATGAACCCAGCCATGAATTCGGTAATTACAACAGATTCTTTGAAATTCTTGAATCGTTTGTGGTTTTCTTCCCAAGCCGCTCTCACAGCTTCAGCGGTTGCCAAGGTGGATCGGTTACATATACGGGCACAAGGAACACAAATTGAACCATCCCCTATTTGAGCATGAAGCAATTTAGGAATTTTTTCACCACAAATTAAACAGTGTTCTTTCATGATTCTACCCCCTCCTTTTTTTTTCATCTAATATCACTTTGGAAGGCCACAGCTTTTCCAAGGATAATGATGTGATCCAACTGTTCCCCGGTATATACCAAATCTTCATACTTGGGATTTTCTGCTTTCAGAATTAGAAGGTTCTTATCAGGATAATAGTTCACTCGCTTCAGGGTTGCTTCATCATCAATGATCACAGCGGCGATTTCACCATTATCCACCATACTCTGTTTACGGATGAAAATAATATCACCGTCATAAATTCTGGCCCCGGTCATACTGTCACCTTCAGCCCGTAAACAAAAATCTGCATCAATTTCAGCCCCAGCTTCAACATATAATTCTATTTCTTCATTGGCGGTGACAGGCTTACCACAAGCGATGGCCCCAATTAAAGGGTATCTTTTTCTTTCGATTGGGAAAAGATTTTCAAACTTTACTTGGGATCTTAAAATGTCAAGATCAACCGATTCATCAATTCCTTCCAACCATGCGGATTTACTTCTATGCTCCGACTTCCCAAGCAGAAAATCCATATCAACATTGAAATAATCGGCTATGGCTTCCAAGGTTTCAATACCGGGCTCCCGTTCACCCCGTTCATACATATTAACACTACTTTTGGATGTTCCGATTTGCTTTGCAAAATCTTGTTGTGATAAGCCGGATTCCCGGCGTAAGAATTTCAAGCGTTCGTTGAACTTTGCCATTAGTAACACCCCTTTCACCTCTATTATACACATTTTGTGCACTTCGTCAATCTGTTATTGTGCACAAAATGTGGTCTTTTTATTTATGCACATTTTGTGGGCAAAAGTCATTGACAATCGAGCACAAATAGTGTACTATAATGGCAGAGCGAGCACAAAAGGTGCACGAAAAACAAAACGAAAGGCGCATGAAATATGAAGTACTTCGTAATTGCTACCCATTGGGATGATACCCGGAAAGCACAAGTGAAATACATTGCTGGACAGTTTGATGAGTACATGAACGCAAGTCTTTTCAAGAAAGCATACAACGATCATTACAAAGCGAATGCCGTAATAATTGAAGATTTTGCGTTGTTGAATGAATAACCCGAAACGGGGGAAACCCCGTCCACCGGAACTGCCCCACCGGTGCTGATGATGGGAGGGCAAATGGCATGAGAGAGAGGAAGTGAAAGCATGCTCCAGAAGGAAACCACGGGAATGATTCTTCGCAAATTGCGTGGAGATCGAACCCAAGAAGAAATTGCCGCCGCTCTTGGTATTACAAAATCTTCTTGGGCCATGTATGAACGGGATGAAAGAGTTCCCCGTGATGAAGTCAAAATTCGGATTGCCAACTTCTTTGGTAAGACGGTACAGGAACTTTTTTATACCCCGATTGAGCACTATAAGTGTTCGTAAGAAGGAGAAGAAGCCATGAATGAAGTAAGCCTGAAGCCGGTCATTGAAGAACTTGAAAACTTATTTTCAAAGTTCAACACCCGGTTCTTCGCTGACAAGCTGGAAAAGCCTGTAATCACCGTTTCCCCGGATCATACCCGTGGAGCCTATGGATGGTGTACCGGCTGGAAGGCTTGGAAGGCTGGCGAGGATGAAGGCCACTATGAAATCAATCTGTGCGCCGAATACCTGAACCGGCCCTTTGAAGAAACCTGTGGAACCTTGCTTCATGAAATGGTTCACCTTCAGAACCTTCAGGATGGTGTTCAGGACACTTCCCGTTCTGGCCTGTACCACAACAAGAAGTTCCGGGAAACCGCTGAAGCCCACGGCCTGACGGTGGAAAAAGGCGAGAAGTACGGCTGGCACAAAACAACCCTTTCCCCGGAAGCCCTTGAATTTGTTCAGAGCCTTGGAAAACAGGGATTTACCCTTGTTCGGCCCCGGCCTTTGAGCCTGAAGGGTTCCAGCAAGGGGGGGGGATCAAGTTCCCGCAAGTATGTTTGCCCCTGTTGCGGAACCATTATCCGGGCCACCAAAGAAGTTCATGTAATCTGTGCAGATTGTGACTGTGAATTTCAGGAGGAAGTTTGAAATGTATAAACCAACTTTATCAGAAATTGCTACCAAACTTAATGTTAGTATCACATATCTAAGAGTTGCTATTCAAAGAGGGCATTGCGCTTGGGCTACCTGCAACAAAATGTATAAGCGTTATGCCTATATGGTGAATTATGAGCTGTTTTTCACAATGTTTTGGGCGGGGGCGCAGATGATAAATAATCAACCCATACCGGGATATGCGGTAGAGGGTTGATGATGAATGTGCATAGTTCCCCCCCCCCAAGCCTGAATATTGGGTTCTGTCCCTTTCAGGTGGTAAGGATTCCACCGCCCTTGGCCTTGAATGGCTGAAGCGCCACCAGCAAGACCCGGTTACATATCCGTTGCATGAAGTCATTTACTGTGACACTGGAATGGAGTTCCCAGCAATGATTGAGCATATCAACCGCCTTGAACAGATTTTCACCAGATCCGGTATCAAATTCACACGGTTGAAAGGTGAACACACCTTTGAATTTCTGATGTATGACTACCAATCCAAGCGGAGCAATCCCGCATTAAAAGATAAGTCTGGTTGGAGTTGGCCGGGACCAAAAGCCCGTTGGTGTACTAAGTACCTGAAAACCAGAGTGATCAACAAGTATTTGGATGCTTTGCGGAGCAAATACAACATGATCCAGCTTATCGGCCTTGCCGCTGACGAACAGGCCCGATTAAACCGGGAACATAACCAAAACCCGGAACATCGCCACCCGCTGGCGGAATGGGGGTGGACAGAAGCGGATTGCCTGAAGTATTGCTATGAAGCCGGGTTTGATTGGGGCGGCTTGTATGAGATTTTCCACCGGGTTTCCTGTTGGTGTTGCCCGTTACAGAGCCTTCAAGAATTGCGACAATTACGAAAATTTTTTCCTGATCTATGGGAAAAGTTGTTGGATATGGAACATCGTACTTGGCGAACCTTCTGGGCTGATTATTCGGTGGATCAACTGGAAATCCGCTTCGCCTTCGAGGAAGAACGGATGGCCGCTGGCCTACCAATTAACCGAACCCGTGAATTTATGTCAGCACTTCGGAAACGGCTTGAAGAAGCCGGTTTCCCGCAAAAAATGAATAGGAGGTTATAAGCGTGAACACCTTTGCAGAGCGTTTGAAGTACGCAATGGAACAGGCGGACTTGAAGCAATCCACTATTTCTGACAGAACAGGCATTTCCAAGGCCGCAATCAGTCAGTATCTTTCCGGGAAGAACACCCCCGGCCCGGGACGGGTGAAGGCGTTGGCCAATGTTACCGGCGTGACCTTTGATTTTCTGATGGGTTATGGAGAGGCTCCGGTGATGGATGCACCGCCTTCGGTGAAGAAGATCGGCGTGAAGGAAGCGGCCCGGTGCATGGGCAAATCTGATCAGTTTGTGCGGATCGGCCTTCAGCGTAGGCTTCTGCCCTTTGGGAATGCGGTTCCCGGCACCGGGAACAAGTGGAATTATTACATTAACCCCACCAAGTTCAGGGAGTATGTGGGCGCTGAAGTCTTCAACACCTTCTTTGGTCTGACTGCCTGACAGATTGGGGGGGGGGAATGAGTGAAACCAGCGAAAAACGAGGTGGGCGGCGGTGTACGGTTGCCTAAATCGTTCTATGAACGCCCCCTTACCCCGAAAGAAGCCCAATTTGCTACGGACAATATCAATATTGTTTGGTGGTATTTAGACCAACAAGGCCTTGACCGGGCGGAATGGTTTGATGTGGTGATCTTCCGGTATCTGATCAGCGTGAAGCGGTGGTTTGCCCTTCCTGATTTGCAAAAAGCGAAGTTTGTCACTGTGGCCTGTAATGCTATGCGGTCAGCTATTGGGAATGCACGGCGCAAGAGCGCCAAAGAACCCCAAACTGTTAGCCTGTATGAGCCTATCCCCGGAACTGAAGATCTGTTGTATATCGACACGATAGCGGCCCCGGAAATTCTGTAAGAAGGTGATGTAATGGAAATCAAATACAATGTTCAGGCCCCGCCCAAGAAAGCCTTCAACGGTGGAGTCAAGAGCGAGGAAGTCATGGCTATTGAAGATTTCCTGACCAGCGGAAACACAAAGAATATGTGCTTTGAGTATGCCACTGACAAGGAAGCCAAGGCCAAACTTTCTACGGTTTCTTCCCACAAGCGCAAATACAACGGACAGTACCCGAAGGGGTATGACGCTTACCGGGTGGGCAACTGTATTTACATTGTCCGCCTGACCGGAAAGAAAGGATGATGAATGTGAAAACCCGTTTTGATGGAAACCTATGGATTGGGGCAGGTGGACAAACTTTCAGTCCCGTAGAAATGACAACCGATCACCTGTTGAACACGGTGAAGATGTTAAAAAACCGTCCCGCTGCTGTGATGTCTATGGTTGTTTGTGACATAGAAGCCGCCTCCGATTGTTACCCCTTTTCTCCCTTTGGCGGCGGTCATGCTGATTTGGTGAAAGCGTCCTTGTTCAACCTTACTTCCATGACCCCCGAACAGGTGAGCGCCTACGCCCTGAACAGCACCCTTGGAAACGCCATGAAAGCTGAACTGATCTCCCGTGGGGTGAATGTGGACAACTACCTAACCATGGTAGAAACCCCTGAATCCCTATGATCACGCTGTTTCAGCACCAGCAGAAGGCCCTTGACCTGACAGAAGGCCACAACCGATGCGCCTATTACCTTGATATGGGCCTTGGGAAAACTTTTGTTGGTTCAGAAAAAGCCCTGATCCTGAATAGCCGGGTAAACCTGTTGATTTGCCAATGTTCCAAGATTTCCGATTGGATAGATCACATGGTTGAGAATTACGCCATGAACCATTGTTGGATGATCTATGACCTGACCAACAAGAAAGAATTTGAATGGTTTATGGCGGCGGTTTCTGAAACAGATAATCCCACCCGGATTTGTGGCGTGATCAATTATGAACTGACCTTCAGGCGGAAGATTTTGAAAACCCTTTCCGGGTTCACACTGATGCTTGATGAAAGTTCCCTGATTCAGAATGAGAACGTCAAGCGGTCAAAGTTCATTCTTGGCCTGAAGCCTGACAATGTGATCCTTCTTTCCGGCACCCCAACCGGGGGCAAGTATGAAAAGCTGTGGAGCCAATGCCGCCTTTTGGGATGGAACATATCAAAGGAACTGTTTTGGAAACAGTACATTGAAACGGAATGGGTTGAAGAAGATGGGTTTTGGCGGCAGAAAATCACCGGTTACAAAAATGTTGACCGGCTGAAAAAGAAGCTGGCTGAACATGGGGCCGTGTTTATGACTACCGCCGATGCCGGCATCGACCTTCCAGAAAAGACTATGATCCCGGTGAAAATGCTTCCGGCAAAGGAATATTGGAAGTTCTGGCGGGAACGGGTGATCAGCATAAACACCGCCACCCTTCAGGAATTTGAACTTGATTCAGATTTTTGGGGTTCCAATGAAAGCTATGAACGGGAATTGATTGGTGATACCAGCTTAACCCGCCGCCTGTATGCCCGTCAGCTTTGCGGCCTGTATAACCCCCACCGTTATAAAGCCTTCAGGGAGTTGGTGGAGAGTACGGAAGATCGCCTGATTGTGTTCTATAACTTCACGGAAGAAATGGAGCGGATGAAGGGGATTGTAAAGGCTATGAACCGGCCTGTTTCCATCCTATCCGGTGAAGTGAAGGATTTGGGCGCTTACAACTTCCGTTCCAATTCCGTGACCTTCATTCAGTATCAGGCCGGGGCAATGGGGGGCAACTTCCAAAAGGCCAACAAGATCATTTACTTCAGCCTTCCCCAAGGTTGGGAACTGTGGGAGCAATCCCAAAAACGCATTCACCGGATCGGTCAAAATCGCCCTTGTTTCTATTACTGGATGATCTGTCCGGGGACGGTGGAAGAAGATATTTATTCTACCCTTCAAAGACGAAAGGACTACAACGATGAATTGTTCAGAAAATACGAGGAAGGCCACCCAAAAGGCTAAAAGAAATCAGTGGTTCCGCAGAATGTTCACCGTGGCCCTTCTGATGGGGCTGGTGGTTGGTTTCTTCCTTGGCCACTTTACAGCCCATGCCTTCGGCAGAACCCCGGCAGAGCCGGACACCGAGCCTTCCCAAACGGCTGAAGTTCAGCCTACCCAAACTGTGATCCCCAGCCCGGAAGTTTCTTTGAAGCCTGTGGAGCCGGAACCGGTATATTTGGGAGAATTCAGGGTAACGGCTTACTGTGCCTGTGAAATCTGTTGTGGGCAATGGGCAGAGAACCGCCCCAATGGGATTGTGTATGGGGCTTCCGGTGAAGAACTGGTTGCTGGCGTGTCCTGTGCGTCCCCCTTGCCATTCGGAACTGTCTTGGAGGTTGAAGGGGTTGGAACCTACATAGTGCAGGACAGAACCGCTTCATGGGTGGTGGACAAGTACGGGGAAAACCTTGTGGATATTTACTTTGACGATCATCAAGCGGCCCTTGAATTCGGGCTTCAATACCATGATGTTTATTTGAAAGAAGGTGCAGACAATGACCAAATGTGAAAACCCGTGTCCCTTTGGCAAGTTTGATGGGTGTTGCTGCTTCTGCCCGGATCGGGCTTCCTGTGCTGACGCTTGCCCGGAAAACCCGGATAAATGCGGACAAGCCATTTTCGATGAAGAAGCAGGGCTTCAGGCTTTCCAGCAATCCCAGATTGCCACCCTGAACGCTATTGCTTCCCTGACCGCCCATAAGAAGGCCATTGAGGATCAGGAAAAGACCATGAAAGCGGCCCTGTATGATGCCATGATGAAGTTTGGCGTGAAGAAGTTTGAAAGTGATGTGTTGAACGTGACCTTGGTTGAACCCACCACGGCCACCAGTATTGATTCCGCCAAGCTGAAGAAGAAATACCCCGCTATTGCGGCGGAATGTTCTAAATCCAGCGTCAAGGCCGGTTATGTGAAAATCACCCTGAAGGATGGTGGAAAGTGATGAAGAAAATTGTTTCGTTGGTTCTGGCATTACTTTTGGCGGTCAGCCTGTGCGCCTGTACTGAAGCAAGCCAAGTGAACCACAACATCAATCAGGCGGCAGACAATTTCAATGTAACCCGCCGCTTGGAGGTTATCAACGCCCGGACAGATACCCCGCTTTTTGAGCTGATCGGCAACTTCTCACTGTCCAACAATTCTGAAAATGAATTGGTTGTGACAGTTGAATTGGAAAATGGAACCTACAAAAAGCATTATGTGTATCTGAACGAATACACCATGTATGTTGTCGAGGATTTGAGCGGTTCCGATGTTTCCCCCTATCACTATGAAATCAATGTTCTTCCTGAACAGTTCCAAGTGTTTGAACTGATTCGTGAGCCTTAAAGGATGGTGAACCCCTATGGCAAGGGATGAAGTTTGGGACGCACTGCGAGAACACGCCCACCGGAACCATCAAGAGCGGGTTTCCAAGAACCCTGACCGGATCGCTTATGCTATCCAGCAATTTGAAGCCCACAGGATTGAATACCAGTTGAAAAACCCGCAAACCGGCCACTTCCATTGCTGGCGGAAATCTGATGATCAACTGTTCCAGTTCTACGCCGGAACCGGCAAGATTCAGGGCCTTCAAACCCGTGGCATTCACAACCTGATCAAGATATTGGAGGGGTGAAGCCGTGGATGATTATTAAATGGCACCCATGCCCCGGCCACCCTAACTATCAAATCACCCGCTTGGCCCAAGTTCGTTCAGTGAAAACCGGGAAATTGTTAAAGCCTTATGACGATGGTTCCGGTTATCTTCGGGTGAAACTGGACGGGGAGAATTGCCGGTTACATATCCTTGTGGCGCTGGCCTTCATCCCAAACCCGGAAAAAAAGCCGGTGGTTAACCATAAACACGGGAAGAAGCATGATTGCAGGGCTTCCCAGTTGGAGTGGGCCACCATATCAGAGAACACAAAACACGCTTGGGATCATGGATTGATTCAGCGGGGGGGGGTAAAAAACCGTGGCCGGTGAAAAGAATTTTGAAAACCGCCTGAAGAAATGGCTGGAAAGTGAAGGGATTTACCCCTTGGGGGAGCCGGTTGACCGTATGAGCGCCCCGCCCTGTGGGTATTGGGAAAAGCGTTGGGGCGGGGGGAGGTATGTGAAAAGCGGGCTTCCTGATATGCGGATCGTGGTGAAAGGGCTGGCCCTTGAAGTGGAACTAAAGGCCACCACCGGCGCACCTTCAGAACTGCAACAGCGCAATATTGCCCAAATCAACAATTCCGGTTGCTTCGGCTTCATCCTGTACCCGGAAGGCTTTGAAGCCTTTAAGAAAATTGTGAAGAGGGTGAAACAATGCGAGTTTCCCACAGCCGGGTTGATCTCTTTAATAGATGCCCATACCGATACTACTTGCGATATGTGGAGGGGTTAAACACCATCCCTGACACAGAACCGGACAACGCCTTAATCCTTGGCACCGCCTTACATACAGGCATTGAAGAAGGGGTTGAACAAGCCCTTGACTTCTACCAGTCCAGCTTCCCAATTCTGACGGATGATCATGTGAATGAAATGATGAAGCTGGAAGCCATGATTCCCAAGGCCAAGGCCATGTTGCCACCGGGCGGAGCCTTTGAACTTCCTATTGGAAATGCTGATTTTGTTGGATTCATGGATTATCTGGTTCCGGTTGGAAAAGGGCTGAAGCTGGATGGGCTGGTTTCTGGTGAAGATTTAGAAGAATTTGAAGTCTTTGATCTGTATGACTTCAAATATTCCAACAATGCCAAGAGCTATGCCGTTTCCGGTCAGTTGCATGAATACAAGTATTGGTATGAACTGACCCACCCCGGCCACCGGATCAGGAATATGTATTTTCTGATTGTCCCAAAGGTGAAAATCAGGCAGAAGAAAACTGAAACCATTCAACAATTCCGGGACAGGTTGCAGGATGCTTTGAAGGACGCTGAACCATCTTTATTGCCGGTTCAGTATGACCCCATGAAAATTGTGTGCTTTTTGACCGACACAAAGCACATGGTTGAAGCCACAGATTTCCCCAAGAACCCTAACCACTTTTGCGGTTGGTGTGAATATCAAGAATACTGTGAGAAAGGATGGGATTATATGTTACTTCCCAAAAATGAACGGCGTAATCTGAACGCCACCAAGAAGAAGGTTGTCTGGCTGTACGGCGCACCCTTCAGTGGCAAGACCTTCTTCGCAAACCAGTTCCCTGATCCCCTGATGCTGAACACGGATGGCAATATCAAGTTTGTGGATGCGCCCTATATCGCTATCCGGGACACAGTAACGGTGGAAGGCCGGTTGACCAAGCGGCAGTTGGCTTGGGAAGTCTTTTCCGATGCTGTGGCAGAGTTGGAGAAGAAACAGAACGATTTCAAAACCATTGTGGTTGACCTTCTGGAAGATACTTATGAGGCTTGCCGGGTGTATATCTGTGACCGGCAGGGCTGGAAACATGAAAGTGATGATTCTTTCCGGGCTTGGGATATGGTAACTTCCGAATTCCTAAACACCGTCAAGCGGCTGGTCAATCTGGACTATGAAAACATCATCCTGATCAGCCATGAGGATCGGAGCCGTGACCTTACCCGCAAGAGCGGTGACAAAATCAGTTCTATCCGCCCCAATCTTCGGGAAAAGGTTGCCAACAAGGTTGCCGGTATGGTTGACCTTGTGGCCCGTATCGTGGCGGATGATAATGACCGGGTTCTTTCCTTCAAGGCTTCGGAAGTGATCTTTGGCGGTGGGAGGCTGACCGTTCACAACAAGGAAATCCCGCTGGATTATGAAGCCTTCTGTGAGGTCTACGAGGTCTACGAGGAAGCCAACCAGAAGGCCGCAGGAGCCATGAAGCACGGCGGTAATACCCCGGCTGCCCCCGACCCGGAAACGGATGACAGCGGCGAACAGCGGCCCAGCAGACGGAGCAAAAAGCCCAAAGAGGAAGAGCCCCCGGCCCCCAATCCTAAAGATGTGGAAGATGCTGAGCGGGCGGCGGTTGGTGATCCTGATGGTACATGGACACCGGGCGGCGGGAATGTAGATGATTCCATCAATTCCATCGGCTTCCCCAAATGCCCTGACGGGGATCGGATTTTTGCCCAGCACAATGACAACCCGCAAATCCCCCTTTGCCCCAACATTGATGCCGCCCATTGTTGCCACAAGGAAGGCGGCCCCGATGTTTGCCACCTGTGGGATCGCTCCAAGGATAGCGACCCTACACCCAAGATGGATGTGAACCCGCCCCGGCGCACCCGGAAGAAGCGTGAAGAATGATCAGTAGTAAAAAGGCTCTTGCCTGTGTGGAAACTCTTGTGAAGTTCCACAAAGAGCAATCCGGCTGTCAGAACTGCATTTTTCGTCGCTTTGGTTCGGAGCATTGGAACTGCCAAATTGATGCCTATGGTTTGCAGGAAGTCCTTGAAAATATAAAAGCCAAAAAGAAAAATCAAGGGTATTTGTAAAGGATGATGCCTGATGAAAATTGACCCTTACCCTTGCGTGGTCAGCCTGAAAGATGGTTCAGTTTACACGCTGTTTGAGTTCCGCCACTTCTTGGAACTGGTGGAAGATCACATTGGCTATGATGCCGCCAAGTGGTTAAGAACGCATGTGGAACAGGTGGAGGAAGCCGCTGATTATACCCAAGCCAAGGTTGATACTGACCTGACCGCTTATGAAAGTGGTTTGGAGAGCAACCGCGGAGCCTTTCAGGATATTCAGACGGAAGCCGCCGCCATTATGGAAGTTCTTCAAGGGAAGCGGGTCGATCGTCAAAAAATCGCCCATTCCGTGAGGGAAATAGGAAAGATCATTTCCAATCAGATTTAGGAGGTAAACACCATGAATGATGCGCTGAACAAGTTCAAGGCGGAAATGGAGAAGCGGGGACTTTTCCGCAAGATCACCATTGCCGCAAACATGATCCACCCGCCCGGTATTGACCCGGAAGCCCTGACCGCCATTCACAAGCTGGCCGCAAAAGAAGCCCTGATCATGTATGCACAGAAGCATGATGATTTCTGTGAACTGATGGCTGAAGCAGCCACCGATCACCTATTTGATACTATCCTGACGGATGATCTTTTCAAGCCGGTGGAAGGGTTCACCCCTACTGATGAGGAACGGGCTAAAATGGAGGAAGTAGAGAAAACCGCTAAAGCCATTTCCGGTCTGTTCGATATTCTGAAGAACATCTAAATTACATTTAGGAGGAAATTATTATGGCTATCGACTTTGATAAAATTGATCGTACCGTTGATCTGAAGGGCCTTCAGGCCGATGTGGAGGAAGCCAAGAAGAATGGCGGCGGAGATTTCCCCACTATTCCCGCTGGCAAGTATGAAGTGAGGGTGGAAACCTTGGAAATCAAGGGAACCAAAGCAGATCCCAACCGCCCCATGCTGGCCGTGTCCTTCAAGATTCTGTCCGGCGAGTACAAGAACCAGCACCTTTTCATGAACCGGGTTCTGTACGGCACCAAGAATGACAAGAACATGATTGCTTCTGCTATGGGCTTCTTGGAGAAGTTGGATTCCGGGGTTCCCATCAGCTTCACCAGCTATAAGCAGTTCGCCCAACTTGTTCTTGATGTGGCGGAAGCCATTGATGGAAAGCTGGAATATGCGGTGGATTATGATGATACCCGCTTCAATTCCATCAGCATTGATGAAGTTTTTGAAGTTGAGGATTGAAAACCGGTGTGCACTTTTTTATAATCAAATTGAGCACTATATGTACTCGTATTGACTTTTTTGAGCCTTCACTTTCAAAAGGCCGGGGCGCTTGCCCCGGTTGGCCCCAAGGTGAAGCCTTCCCGTGGCGGGGCTGTTTTCACTGATTCACCGAAAATTCCTTTAGAAAGCGGGTGAAAAGATGATCTTCTATGACTTTGAGGTTTTCTCTTATGACTGGTTGGCTGTTCTGATTGATATAGACCACCATGAAGAAACGGTGATCATCAATGACCCTGACAAATTAACCAGCTTCTATGAGAAGCACAGGGGCACCATTTGGGCCGGGTACAACAGCCGCCACTATGACCAGTATATCTTAAAAACTATCCTATGTGGCTTTAACCCTAAGAAATGCAATGATTGGATCATTGTTCAGGACAAGCCCGGATATAAATTTGCTCAATCTTTGTTCAGGAATTTTCCGTTGATCAATTATGATGTGATGCCCAATCCGCCTATCAGCTTAAAGGCGCTGGAAGCGTTTATGGGCCACTCCATCAAGGAAACCAGCGTTCCTTTTGATATTGACCGGCCATTAACAGAAGCAGAGATTCAGGAAACAGTCAAATATTGCCACCACGATGTAACAGAAACTATTGAAGTATGGCTTCGAAATATCGCAGAGTTCAACACAACCATGTTCTTTGTGAACCACTTTCACCTTGGCGCCAATTCCATTGGAAAAACCAAAGCCCAACTTGCGGCTGAAATTTTGGGCGGAAATGGCAAGGGGAGAACCTTTGATGATGAATTTGATTTCCCGATTCTGGATTGCTTGCGGCTGAAGAAATACCGGTTTGTGGCCGATTGGTACAAGAACCCGGTCAATCACAACTATGGCAAGGCGCAGGAAAATGTAACCGTTGCCGGTGTTCCGCATACCTTCGCTTGGGGCGGGGGCCATGGTGCTATTCCAAAGTATCACGCCCACGGGATATTCTTGGTGATTGATGTTACGGCCTATTATCCATCTTTGCAAAAGCAATTCAAAATTGGGTATCGGGTGATGGATCATCCTGAAAACTTTGAGTTCATCCATGACAGCAACATTGAGTTCAAGCGCAAGGGGGATAAGAAAGCCCGTCAGCCGTTCAAGATCATGGACAACGCTATTTCAGGGCAGATGAAGCAACCGCAATCGGCCCTTTATGACCCCATGAGCAACAACACCATCTGTATCAATGGCCAACTTCTGCTTTTGGATTTGGTTGAACATCTTGAACCCTATTGCAAACTGGTTCAGAACAACACGGATGGTATTATTGTCCAACTTGCGGACTATGAACGGGATTTTGAAAAAATTGATGATGTGGTTTGGGAATGGGAGCAAAGAACCGGAATGAAGATGGACTTTGACACCTTCATGGGGGACATTTACCAGAAAGATGTAAACAACTATTTTTTGGTGGATCGGGAAACCGGGGCGGTGAAAGCCAAGGGCGCTTATGTAAAGAAACTGTCCGATCTGGACTATGACCTTCCCATTGTGAACCGGGCTATCAGTGAATATTTCATCCATGGGAAATCTCCGGAAGAAACCATTGGGGACTGTAATTGCCTTCGGGATTTTCAAAAGGTGGTTAAGGTTTCCAGCAAATATGAATGTGCGCTTTATTCCCCTGTGATCACGATGGAGAAAATCAGGGATGAAAAAGGCCGTTCAAAGACGGTGAAAAGGTTCAGCGGCGGTGAAGTCCAGACAGATAAGACCTTCCGGGTGTTCGCTTCCACGGATCACCGCAAAGGCGAATTGTTCAAAGTGTCCGGGAAAATCGTGCGTGGCCGGAAGAAGAACCCTGAAAAATTTGGGAACACCCCGGAACATTGCTTCATTATCAATGACGATGTGACAAATCTTCCCGTTCCCGATGAACTGGACAGACAATATTACATTGATTTGGCGTGGAAGCGCCTAAAAGACTATGGAGTTGACCGGGAAGGGGGGGGGATTTGAACCATGCAACTATTCAGAGGGTATGTCCCGACAAAAGACAAACAGTGTCTTGAAAAGTTCAAGGGAAGAAAACGGCTGAACACCCTTGAAGAAGTTCAAGACCTTGACGAATATGCCGCTATTCTTGGGGATGAAACAATCCTGATTGATGTGGATGATGCTGAAACCAGTGATCTTCTATTCAGTATTGTTCAGGACTTGGGCTTGAAATGCCGGGTATATGCGACCACTCGGGGCAAGCATTTCTATTTCCGAAACCCTGAAGGGTATGTGGAAAAAAGCTGGACAAAACAAACCTTAGCCCTTGGAATTGAAACAGATTCCAAGGTTGGACGGAATAACAGCTATGCCATTATGCGCTTCAATGGGGTGGATCGGGAAATCATTCAGGATTGCCCGGAAGATGAAATTCAAGACCTTCCCAAGTGGCTGACCCCGGTAAAAACCAATATGAAGTTCTTGGATATGAGAGCCGGGGACGGGCGGAACCAAGCCCTGTTCAACTACATTCTAACCCTTCAAAGCGAGGACTTCACCAAGGAAGAAGCCCGTGAAACTATCCGCATGATCAACCGGTATGTGCTGGAAGATCCCCTTTCTGACCGGGAACTTGAAACAATCCTTCGGGATGATGCCTTCAAAAAGCCTATCTTCTTCAAGGATAAAACATTTCTGTTTGATAAGTTTGCGGTTTACCTGAAGAACAACAACCATATTGTAAAAATCAATAACCAGCTTCACATTTACCGGGATGGTATTTATGTTCCCGGCGCTATGGAGATTGAAGCGCAGATGATCAAGCACATTCCGAACCTGAAACGGGCGCACCGGTCAGAAGTTTTGGCCTATCTGGAAGTGATGTTTCAGACCGAGGGAGAAACCAGAGCCACTAACCCTAATATCATTGCCTTCAGCAATGGCCTTTACAATATCCGGGATGGTTCTTTCATGGACTTTACCCCGGAAATTGTGATTACCAATAAAATTCCGTGGCCGTATAACCCCGCCGCATATTCGGAACTGCTGGATCACACCCTTGACCGGCTGGCCTGTAATGATCCTGAAGTTCGAGCCTTGCTGGAAGAAATGGTGGGCTATTGCCTGTATCGGCGGAATGAATTGGGCAAGGCGTTCATCCTGATTGGTGACAAGAGTAACGGCAAATCCACATTCCTTCATGTGGTGAAGAATATGTTGGGGGATGCCAATATTGCTTCCCTTGACCTGAAGGAACTTGGGGACAGGTTCAAAACTGCTGAACTGTTCGGGAAGCTGGCGAACATCGGTGATGATATTGGTGATGAATTTATTGCCAATGCTTCTGTGTTCAAGAAGCTGGTAACGGGTGATCGGGTGAATGTGGAGCGCAAAGGCCAAGACCCCTTCGAGTTCAATAATTACGCTAAATTCCTGTTCAGTGCCAACAACATTCCCCGCATGAAGGACAAGACTGGAGCCGTTCAACGGCGGCTTGTAATCGTTCCCTTCGATGCCAAGTTTACCCCTGATGATCCTGATTTTCGTCCATTCATCAAAGATGAACTTTGTGAACAAAGTTCAATGGAATATCTGATTGTTCTTGGCCTGAAGGCTTTGAAATCCGTGTTAGGGAAAGCCCAATTCACCACTTCCAAGCGGGTTCAGGGACAGTTGGATGAATACGAACAGAACAACAACCCCATTATTGGGTTCATTCAGGAAATCGGGCTGGATGGGATTATCAATGAACCTACAAAAACGGTGTACCGGAAGTATAAGGAACATTGCATTGCAAATAACTTCCAAGCCCTTTCCGCCATTGAGTTTTCAAGGCAGATCACCAAGCGTTGTGGTTTCACTACAATGGTTAAGCGGTTCCGTGGTGGGAATTGCCGGGTGTTTGTAAGGGAAGGTGATTCATAATGGCTGGTTCTAAAAAGGTGTTCAGCACCCTTGGGAGTTCAAACCATGCGCTTGAAGAACGGGAAGCCTTTGACTACTATGCCACCGATCCAAAAGCTGTTGAAATGTTGCTGAAGCTGGAACAGTTTGCCCCGGTGATTTGGGAACCGGCCTGCGGCGAAGGCCATATTTCCAAGGTTCTTCAGGCCAACGGCTATGAAGTCATTTCCACCGACCTTGTTTATCGGGGATTTGGTGATCCTGAACCGTTGGACTTTCTGACGGAAACCCTTGAAGGGTTTGAAGGGGATATAATCACAAACCCGCCATATTCAATGGGGCTTGAATTTGTTCAGAAGGCGCTTGAAAGTGTCAGGCCCGGCAGGAAAGTGGCTATGTTCCTGAAAATTCTGTTTCTTGAGGGACAGAAGCGGGGGTGCTTCTTCAAAGACACCCCGCCCCGAACTGTTTATATATCCCGTTCTCGCTTGTCATGCTATAAGAACGGCGATATGAGCGGAAAAATGGAAGGGGCCATAGCCTATGCGTGGTATGTATGGGAAAAAGGCTTCACCGGAGATCCGGTGATTAAGTGGTTCAACTGAAAGGATGGTTGATATGGAAATCAAGGATAGTGGGGATCGCACCCAGTTTGATACCGGGGCGGTTCGTGATATGCACACCGGCAAGGGCCGAATGGATTTATTGCCTTGGGAAGCCTTGGTGGAGGTTTCCAAGCATTGTGAAGAAGGGGCGCTGAAGTACGGGGAACGCAACTGTGAAAAAGGCATTCCCATTCATAGCCTGATTGATTCGGCCTTCCGCCACCTTGCCAAGTACATGATGGGCATGAAGGATGAACCCCACCTTCGGGCGGCTTGCTGGAACTGCCTGTTTGCCCTGTATATGGAAATCAAACACCCTGAACTTCAGGACATACCAACCAGAATGGAGGAACAGCAGAAATGAAGATTATCAATGCCGATGTGGAATTTATTACCCCGATTGACGGAGCCGCAATTCTGAAGCGCCTTGAACAGTGTGGGCGAGTTTGCTATAAGTCTGAAGCCAAAATCACCGACACCAGCGCCCCAGCATTCGTGGCCGGGATCATCAAGCGGGGCCATGAAGCAGTTCTGGAACACTGTTCCTTCACGGTGAAGTTCATCTGTGATCGTGGGGTTTCCCATGAAATTGTGCGGCACCGGATGGCTTCTTACTGTCAGGAAAGCACCCGCTATTGTAATTACTCCAAGGAAGGCTTTGGTTCTGAAATCACGGTGATCGAACCGTGTTTTTGGAAAACCTTTTCCCGGCATTGGGTACTTTGGCGGGATGGCTGTGAAGCGGCTGAAGAAAGCTATTTCCTTCTTTTGGAGCAGGGAGCCACACCACAGGAAGCCCGGTCAGTTCTGCCCAACAGCTTGAAAACTGAAGTGGTTATGACCGCCAACATTCGGGAGTGGCGGCACTTCCTGAAACTTCGCTGTTCCCCCGCCGCACACCCGCAAATGCGGGAAGTGGCCCTGATTCTATTGGAAAAGGTTCACACCCTGATCCCGGTTTGCTTTGATGATATTTGGAGTGAATACCATGAACAGGGCTGAACGGCGGAGAGCCAAGAAAGCTGGTATTCCGATAAAGAAAGAACCCGTGGTGAATATCAAAGCCGCTGATGTTCAGAAGATTAAACAGGATGCTTCCAAAGAAGCGGCGGACAAGGCTTTTCTTCTGATGTTGGGGTTGCCGGTGATGGTGCTTCATGACAAATTCGGTTTTGGCCCGGTTCGCTGTGAACGGTTCACCGATGCAGTTCTTGAACTGTATGATAGCTTTGAAAAAGGTTATGTGTCCCTTGAAGATATTCACCTGACCCTGAAAGAAGAAACTGGGATCACTATTGTTTCAGATGGGAGGTTGAAAGATCGTGGGAACTAAACCTTGGCAAAACAGTGAAGGTTATTCCGACCCTACCGCCTATGAGGGGTTGAAGCCCGTTATCCGGGAGGATGACGAACAGCAACGGCGGCTGAACAATCTGATTTTCGTTCTGAAGTATATTATCCGTTTGGCCGGGTTTGAATTGTTGAACCGGATTGAACTGAAGGATAAGCGAAATGGGAGGGAATACCGTTGAAAATTAAGTTTCAAATGTAACGGATGACAACGGATATAAACACCTGATCTGTGACGAGGAAAAGCTTAAAGGGTGGGCGTTTTTCTTGGTTGTAACAGATGTAACAGATGTCATATTATTTTTGAAATAAAAAATAATATATAAGAAAAAGTTACTATATAACGAGTTCCTAAAATATCTGTTATATCCGTTACACTCGCCTGAAAAGCCTTGATATTTCAGCGCTCTCTTCCAGTGCTGATCTGTTACAGATGTGTGAAAGGATGTGTGATACATAGTGACTGATAAGGAACTTTCCCAACGGGCCAAAGAATATTTTGCCCAAATCCGAAAAACTGACCGCCTGATTCAGCGGTTGACAGATACAGTGAATACCCTTCAATTCAGTTTAACCAGTCAGAACTATGAATTGAAGCCGGATAAGGTTCAGACTTCCGGGCCAAAAGATACTTTAGGGGAAACGATTGCAAAAATCATGTCCCTTGAAGATGATATTAACACCCGGATTGATGAACTTGTTGAACGAAAGGCTGATGCCATGCGCCGGATTCAGAATGTGCCTGACCAAGACCAGCAGAACATTTTGATTGCCCGGTATGTAAACGGGGAAAAATGGGAAAAGATTGCTGTTGATCTTAACTTTTCAATCGCCCAAATTTACCGAATTCACGGAGCCGCTTTGCTTGACTTCATCAAAGAAAACCCGGATATTCTGAAAGATGATAGTAAAAGATAGTGTGCTTCATGATATAATGGCATTGTAAAAATGCACCCTGATAACCGGGGTGCATTTTATCTTTTCAGAAAGGGGTGAATACCTTGACGGTAAGACAGAAGAAGTTTTGTGATGAATACCTGATCAGCGGCAATGCCACCGATGCGGCAATCAAGGCGGGGTATTCGCCCAAGACCGCAAAGAGTATCGGACAAAGATTGCTGACTTTTGTTGACCTGAAGCAGTACATTGACACCGAACTTGAAAAACTGCATTCCGCCAAGATCGCCGATGCCCAAGAAGTTCTTGAATACCTGACCGCTGTAATGCGGGGCCAACACACCGAACAGGTGTTGAAGCTGGTGGGTGATGGCATTCAGACGGTGACGGATATTGATGTTTCCGCCAAGGAACGGATTAAGGCCGCTGAATTGATTGGCAAGCGTTATGCCCTGTTCAGTGACAAGGTGGATTTGGGGATGAAAGTTCCTGTTTTCATCGGTGGTGATGAATTTTATGCTGATGAGGAATGAACCCATTAACATTAAAAAAGCGGTAGGAAGAAAATATAATAAGTTTTGGACATTCCGGGGCCGTTACCGAGTTTGCAAGGGAAGTCGTGCTTCAAAAAAGTCAAAAACAATGGCCCTTTGGATAATTTATAACATGATGGAATTTCCATTCGATAAGAAAGGAAATCCAACAGGTTTACTTCCAAATACACTGGTTATTCGTAAAGTGTTCAGAACCTTGAAGGATAGTTGTTTCACAGAATTGAAGTGGGCAATCAACCGGCTTGGGGTTCAGGCTTATTGGGAAATCAAGGAAAGTCCCCTTGAAATGACCTATACTCCCACCGGTCAGAAGATTTACTTTCGGGGCCTTGATGATCCCCTGAAGGTAACTTCTATCACTGTTGAAGTTGGGCATTTGTGTTGGTGCTGGATTGAAGAAGCCTATGAAATTACCCGTGAAGATGATTTCAATATGCTCGATGAATCTATCCGTGGTGCGGTTCCTGACGGCCTATTCAAGCAAATCACCCTGACCTTCAACCCGTGGAATGAAAAGCACTGGATCAGGAAGCGGTTCTTCGGGGAAGTCACCGGCAAAGACGGCCAAGGGAACCCCACATATCAGTTTCATGATAGCTGGATCAGCCCGGATGGGCAGATTTACGCCACAACCACCAATTACCTGTGTAATGAATGGCTGGATGAAGCCGATCTGAAGGTTTTCCAGACCATGAAGGAAACCAACCCCCGGCGCTATAAAGTGGCTGGCCTTGGGGGTTGGGGCATTGTGGATGGCCTGATTTATGAGAACTGGCGGGAAGAACTGTTCAACCCGGCTGAAATCAGTGCCAAGGACGGTGTAAAATCTGCCTTCGGCCTTGACTTTGGTTATACCAATGACCCCACGGCGCTTTTCTGTGGGCTGGTGAGTACAGCAGAAAAAACCATTTGGGTATTTGATGAACTGTATAAAAAGGCCCTGACCACCCGGGCCATCTGCGAACAAGTCACAGTGATGGGCTATGCCAAGGAACGGATTAAGGCCGATTGCGCCGAACCCAAGAGCATTGACGAATTGCGGGAAGCTGGCCTTCAGCGTATCAGAGCCGCCCGGAAGGGCAAAGACAGCGTGAACAATGGCATTCAGTACATTCAGGATTACACCATCATCATTCATCCCCGGTGTGTGAACTTCATCACTGAAATTTCAAATTACACTTGGGCTGAAGATAAGTTCGGGGCCAAGATCAACACCCCCATTGATGATTTCAACCACCTGATGGACGCTATGCGCTATGCGCTGGAAGATATGCTGGTTGGCTCCGCCTTCAGCTTCGACTAATAACACGATAGTAGCAAATCACCTCGGAAAATGAGTGTTTCCGGGGTTTTGTCTTTATTGGGCAATAAGAAAGGGGTGTTTCCAATGAAGAAAATGCTTCAAGTGGTTTCGGTGTTGGGGACACCGTACACGGTTTATCAGGGTAATAGCGTTGATTTCCCTGATCTGTCCGACTGTGACGGATATTGCGATACCACCGTAAAAATCATTGTGGTTTTCGATATGTCCGAGATGGAAGGTAAGCCCGGAGCCAAGGCGGATTTGGCGCATTATCAGCGCAAGGTGATCCGTCACGAACTTCTTCATGCCGCCCTATATGAAAGCGGCCTTTCTGGTAACTCTTGGGGTGAGAATGAAGAAATTGTGGACTGGTTTGCAATCCAGTTTCCCAAGCTGGAAGCCTTATTTCAACAAGCCCGATGTAATGACCTTTTGAAAGATGGTGATTGATTATGCCCTTTTTCAATGAAACTGAAACCACCCGGATCAATCGCCTGATCCTGATGGGCGGAAATACCGGCATGACTGAACTTCAGTTTTTCGCTGCTGAAATTAATGAATGGAAGCGGAGCCGCAAGCGGAAAGAACAGATTACCGGGGATGCCTACTATGAAGGCTCCCATGATATTCTGTTCCGAAAGCGTACAATCATTGGCGAGGATGGCAAACTTCAGGAAGTTGACAACCTTCCCAACAATCGGCTGGTGGACAACCAGTTCGCTTTGATGGTGGATCAGAAAACCAATTACCTTGTGGGCAAGCCCATAACCGTGACCTGTAAAAACAAGACCTATTCCGAATTTCTGAACAAGGTTTTTGATAAGCGATTTAGCCGCCTTCTGAAGTATGTCTGTGAAGATGCCCTGAAAGGCGGGATCGGCTGGTTGTACCCCTACTATGGGGATGATAGCAAACTTGCCTTTAAGCACTTCCCGGCCCATGAAATTCTTCCCTTTTGGGCGGATGATGATCACACCATCCTTGATTGTGCTGTCCGCCTTTACCCACAAGAGGTTTGGAGCGGCTACACCAAGGAGATTGTGGAGCGGGTGGAAATCTTCAAATCAGATGGCCTTTACCGCTATGTGTACGATGGAACCACCCTGACCCCAGATGAACAGTTGGGGGAGCATGAAAACTACTTCAGCGCCGAAAGCGAGGAAGAAACAGTTGAACTGAATTGGGATCGGATTCCCCTGATCCCGTTCAAGTACAACAAGCAGGAAATCCCCCTGATTCGCCGGGTGAAAACCCTTCAGGATGGCATTAACACCATGCTTTCCGACTTTGAAAACAATATGCAAGAGGACGCACGGAACACCATTCTGATTTTGAAGAACTATGATGGTGAAAACCTTGGGGAGTTCCGGCGCAACCTTGCCACTTATGGAGCCGTCAAAGTTCGGGATGATGGCGGGGTTGAAACCTTGACCGTTGAAATCAATTCGGAAAACTTCAATTCTATTCTGAAGTTGTTCAAAGATAAGCTGATTGAAAATGCCCGTGGATATAATGCCAAGGATGATCGGATGGGGAATAACCCTAACCAAATGAACATCCAATCCATGTATTCTGACATTGACCTTGACGCAAACGGGATGGAAACCGAGTTTCAGGCGGCCTTTGATGATCTGATCTGGTTTGCCAATCAGGATTTTGTCAACGCTGGCCGGGGTGATTATGACGGTGAGGAAGTCACCATTGTTTTCAACCGGGATATGCTGATCAACGAAAGTGAAGCCATTGAAAATTGTTCCAAGTCTGTTGGCATTCTGTCCAATGAAACCATTGTGGCCCAGCACCCTTGGACAACCGATGTGGATATGGAGTTGGAGCGGCTTCAGAAGGAAAAAGAAGAAGCAATGGCCCAAGCGCAGGAATACGCCGGGGCCTTCGGCAATGTTCAGAACAACAATTCCAATGGTGATGAAGGCGGGGACGAATAATCCCCGTCTTCCTTATATGCCGGGGCAATAATGGGGCGGGGCCGGGGTTCACCTCCTTACCCGGTCAAAGGTGCAATTCCTTTCCCCGGCACTTTATATGGCGCATTCGGCAAGAGGTTAAGCCACCGGGCTTTCAATCCGGGATCGGTGGGTTCGATTCCCCCATGCGTCACCAGTTGCCGGTTCGCTACCGGCTGATATGGGAGTAGCGCAAATCCCCATGAAGAATGACAATGGCCGCTGAAAACTGCATTCCCATAGTGAAGTGAAATACTTCCCGGCCGGTGGGAATGTGTGATAATTTAAGCGGCAAGCGCACAAATGCCGGGTTGGTGGAACTGGCAGACACAACGGATTCAAAATCCGCTGCCTTTGGCGTATGGGTTCAAGTCCCATACCCGGCACCAATATTGGGGTATAGCCAAGCGGTAAGGCAAGGGGCTTTGCCCCTCCCCTGATGCGTTGGTTCGATCCCAACTACCCCAGCCATATCAAGAAGGGAGCGTGACCCCGTGAAGAATGCTGATTACTGGCGGGGCCGGTTTGCCATTCTTGAAAATTCGGCCCACAAGCAAGCGGATGAATACCTTCAAGC